AGGAGACGGGATTCGCAGGGATGCGGGTCCCGTTTTTTTTGCCCGAAAACGAGGCGTAAACCTTAGACCGTGAATCGGGGTATGAATAGAATTAAGATTTTACACTCGTATGAAACTATTTGGAAATTTATTCACCCCCACGGGCACGCTGCCACGACAGCGCGAGGCGGTACCTGGCATTCCAAGCACCACCGACCCCAATGCCCCCGAAAACCAGACGCGCATCCGCAGCGGCAGCTATGAGGTAAACATCAAGCGCCCCAGCAGTCCGCAGGCGGCTCTCACCATCTCGGCCGTCTATCGCGCCGTTGAACTGAGGGCCAAGACAGAGGCACAGTTTCAGCCGCAGTTTCAGAAGATGAACTATGCCGGCGGCAACTTCGTGCCCGACTACCGAGGCGTCGGTCGCCGTTACAACTACCTGCTGTCGGTTCAGCCGAATCCCACCATGTCGGCGGCTCAGTTCTGGAAGCAGATCGTCATCCAAAAGCTGTTGCTCGGCAATGCAGTCGTGTACATCGAGCGCGACGAGTTCGGACTGCCCTTATACTTCTGGCTCACCCGTTCAGCCAGTTACAATATCGCCACCGGCACCTATACCGTGACCTACACCAGCGAACGGGGCGTCGTGGCCCTCACCAACCTGCCCCGCACAGAGGTACTCCACTTCATGAACACGTTTACCACGCCCGACGGACTGTGGGGCTATTCGACCCTGCGATATGCCTGCGATACGCTCTCACTGGTCAAGACCGAAAGCCATCAGGCACTCGATTCGGCAGCGAAAGGCGGCCGCGTGAAATTGCTCATCGGTGAAGACCGCACCAGCAATCAGGGTCTGCTCTCCGGCGGTCTCTTCACACAAGACCAAGGCAAACAATTCGCCAAAGAAATCAATAACGAGATTTATGCACAGGACGTGGTGAGCCTGCGAGGACTTGACAAGGCACAGAGCATCAGCATGAGCGCACAGGAGATGCAGATGGTCGAGATGCTCGGCATGGGTATGGACGACGTGGCCAGATTCTTCGGTACCCCGCGACCCCTGCTGATGCTCGACACCAATTCGCACTACACCACCTACGTCAACGCCCGCATGGAATTCTTCACCAATACCGTGCAGGCCGACATCGAAGAGCACGAACAGGAATTGCAGCGCAAGCTCATCCGTGAAAAGGACTTCATGGTGTATCGCTGGCACCTCTGCGAGCAACCCGTCATGCGTCTGGACAAGGAGGCACAGGCGAAGGTGGACGAAATCAACCTGCGCACGGGTGCCACGACGGTGAACGAAATCCGTCAGCAGTACGACCGTCCGGCCGTGGAGAACGGCAACGAACCGCTGGCATCTGCCAACCTCATGACGCTGAAGGCACTCATGGCCAAGGAACAGGGCGCCACCACTGCACCCGCCGAACCCGCCAACGAACAGAACGAAGAGAAAGGAGGCCAATCATGAAATGGACGACACTCGACTATATCCACCAGCACTCGCGCATCGACTACAACTGCGAGGACAGTGTACTGGAGCTCTACGGCAACGCAGCCGAGGAAACCATCATGAATCTGTGCAGCAGGACGTATGAGGATTTCATTACGACCTACGGCGACATCCCGACACCCGTGAGACAAGCCACGCTGATGCTCGTGGACGTGAGCTATCAGCAGCGCACGCCGGTATCGGCACAGGCTCTCTACGCCGTGCCCTACACCTTCGACCTACTGATTAAGCCATACATGCGACTGGTAGGCGGCTCGACATCGACATCGGAAAACATGATGCAGAATGTCGTGCTCGGATCAGACTTCAAACTCTCATTGCAGGTGACGAACGCATCGGGCACGCCACTATCAGAAATCCCCTTCACGGTGGAGGTCACGAACACGAACGAAAAGGATACGACCGTCACCATCAGCAGCACCGACTGCATCGTGAACGACACCACGAGCACCATCACCGCCATCATCAATTCCGACGACCTCGGCATCGGACTGATTCAGGCAAAGGTGACGCTGCAAGTGCCGGATGAGGATTATCCGAACGGAGTAAGAAGGGATGTGCAGAGAATTAATCCTTACACGCAGATTGTTGGCTAATGGCGGGATAACTACATAACGAAATAACGTTCTAACGACTCGAAATAACGACATAACGAAATAACGACATGAGCTTTTCATCAGGATTTTTGAAAGACCGCATCACGGTGCAGAATCGCACGGAGGCCACGATGGGCGACTTCGGTCTCGACACCAGCGGGCCGCAATGGGAAGACACATGCTGCCTTTGGGCCAACGTCGATTGGCAGCGCGGCAAGTCAGCACTCCGCGAAGGTGCACTCGACGCCTACGGTGTCATCATCGTGCGCACCCGCTGGACGAACCAGGTCAACATGCGCTCCCGCATCGTGCACGACGATAAGACCTATCAGATCATACCAGAGACCTTCCATGCCGACAGGCACGAAAACACCGTGCAGTTCCTGGCACAGATCATCATCAACGACTAAGAATATGACTCCCCGTAACATCGCCATCATCCATTACAACACCCCCGAACTCACCGAGGCGGCCGTCATGTCCGTCCGCAAGCACGGCGGCGCTAACTACCGCATCACCATCCTCGACAACTCCGACCGCCGGCCGTTCACCCGTGAGATGGAGAACGTGACCGTCATCGACAATACCCGCGGCCAAGTCATCAACTTCGAGAACGAGCTCGCCAAATATCCCGACCGTGAACCGCGTTATGCCATGCAGTCGAACTACGGCAGCTTTAAGCACATCATCAGCGTTCAGAAACTCTGGGAGCTCATTCCTGAAGGCTTCGTCCTGATGGAGTCGGACGTGCTGCTGAAGAAGAATATCGACTTCATGTTCAATGAAGACGAGTGCTGCGTCGGACATATCCAGTCGGGCGCCGGCAATCATCATAACATCGAGCGGCTGGTGCCATTCCTCTGCTACATCAATGTACCCAAGTGCGTCGAGAAGGGCGCCGTCTATTTCGACCCACTTCGCTGCTGGGCCCTGCAAAAGGGCGTGGAAACCCGCGGCAACTGGTACGACACCGGCGCAGCATTCCTCGAGGATATCCGCAGCCACCGAAACGGCATGCACGGCTTGCGTATTGACATTCGTCCGCTGATAGCCCACTATCACGGCGGGTCCTGGAAGAATGACCTCAAATCGCAGGTGGCATGGCTTCGTGCCAACAGGTCACTGTGGTCGCTCCCAGGTCAGGGCATCATGATCCACCAAGAAGAGATGTCACCGCGACCCGAATCGAAGGATGTGGCCGTCTGCATCATCGTGCGCTGTGAAAACCCATACCTGCAGGAGTGGATGGAGCATTATCTGAAGATTGGCGTGAAAAAAGTTTTCCTCTATGACAACAGTCAGGAGGGCGACGAACGGCCGGTCGAGGTGCTCAGTCAGTACGTCGAAAGCGGACAGCTGGAAATCATCGACTACACAGCCATCCGTGAGGGTGCTCAGTGCAAGTCGTATATCGACTGTTACATGCGCCATAATAAGGAGTACGGCTGGATAGGATTCTTAGACGCTGACGAACTGGTGCGCGTGGAAGGCGACGACCTGCCGGCATATCTCAACAGCTTTGCGACAGACGTCGACGTGGTATCGCTCTCATGGCGCATCATGACCGACTCAGGACTAACCCGCTACGACAGCCGCCCGATGTCGGAACGGTTCACCGTGGCGAAGACGATACCCAGCCTGCCCGACGGAAAAGAATTCGTCAAGTCGTTCATCCGTGGCGGTATCTTCGGATTGAGTTTCCGTCTCCAGCCGCATGTGCCGAGTCGTGCCGGCAAACTGAACATCGTCAATGCGATAGGTCAGCAGATTCCTGTCTACCCAGCCGCCAAGCCAGTGCACGAAAGAGCATGGGTAGACCACTATCTGACGAAGACGGCCGAGGAGTACAGAGGTAAGATTGCCCGTGGCTTCATCAACGTGAGCCAGCTGCACCATGACTCCCGCATCCGCACCGCCATCGAAGACTTCTATAACATCAACGAGCGCACCCCTGAAAAGGACGCGATACTCAACGGCGAAACTTTGCAGCCTGAAAAACCGACACCGAAGCCGGAAAAGCCGCAATCGGAAAAGCCGACACCGACACCACAGCCGGAAAAGCCGGAGCCTGCGAAAACGAAGAAAAAGAACAGTAAACCCAAGACCAAGAAACATGAAAAAGAAAAAAGAGAAAATGCGCGAGATTGAAGAGATTGAGCGCGAGATCAGAGAGCCACGCAGCCACGTCAGAACGGCTGTAAACCCCGTACACGAATATGAACGATAAGTGAACGTTTAAATCAATTTTAAAGATATGAAACAGACCAGATTTATACCGATTGCCACCTGCGGCCTGCAAGTCCGTGAGGCTGGCGAAGGTCAGGAACAGAGCCGCACCGTCGTGGGCACACCCATCGTCTTCGGTGTTCGTTCTAACAACCTGACACCATGGAGCAGCTACCGCGAGGTGTACGAGGTGATGGAGCCTGGTTGCATCAGCGACGAACTGCTGCGAGAGAGTGACGTGGTTCTGAATCTGAACCACTCTAACAAAGTGACTGACATCCTCGGACGTTGGCGTAACGGTGCAGGCACACTGACACTGACCAAGAACCTGCGAGACATCGGTGCTGAGTGCGAAATTGCGGAAACCTCTGCCGGCAACGATACGCTGGTGCTGATTAAGCGCGGCGATATCACAGGCATGTCGTTCGCCTTCGAAGACGACTATGAGGATTCCGAGAACGGCGTCAGCTATGAGCGCATGAAGAATGAGGATCACGACGGGAAAGAAGTCTGGGTGCGCCACGTCAAGCGCGTGACTGCCCTCTATGACGTGAGCATCGTGACCCATCCCGCCTACGAGCAGACCAGCGTCGCCACCCGCGAACAGAGCGAGGCTATCGACAAAGCCATCGAAGCCCAGCTGAAGCGCGAGGCCGGCGTCGTGGAAACCCCAGACGATAAATCTGGTAAGAATAACGGCGAGACCGACGAAGAGCGCCAGGCACGCGAAGCCAAAGAGCGCGAAGCTAACGGCGGCGAGACCAATGCCGAGAAAGCATCCCGTGAAGAGCGAGAACTGGAAGAGCAGGCAGAGCGATTCCGTGCACAGCGTTCGATGATGCTACGGTCGCGCCGCATGCGGACAGAACAAGAATTAGAATCACTATAGTATTAACAATTTAAAAAGTTTTTTATCATGGCAAAAATGACAAAGACTCAGATTCAGGAGCGCCAGGCCGCTATCTGGACAAAGATGGACGAGATGGAGCAGAAATCTCGTGAAGCTAACGACGGCGAAATCAAGTTTACCGACGAGGAAGCCGCCCAGTATGACGCACTCGTGCGTGAATCTTCAGGTCTCAGCGCCAAGGCGAAGGCACTCGCCAGCGAGCAGGAGATGAAGAACATCCGCAGCAACGAGGAGAAGGGAAAGAACCTGCGTGAGGAAATCAAGAAGTGCTTTAACCAGCGCTCGGCTGCCAACACCGTGTTGAGCAACGCCATCACCACAGGCGACGACCAGAACACCACAGGTAACCTCGAGGCCGGCGGTCTGATTCCCGTCCGCATTCAGGAGATCATCGACACCAAGGTGCCCGGTCTCGAACTGCCCGACTCCCTGAAGATGGTGACAGGTGTGACTGGCACCGACATCATCCCCTACAGCACCAACGACGTGAAGTTCACTGTCGAGGGTGAGGTGACAAAGGTTGCAGAGCAGCGCCTCGACTTCGCCAACACGAAGGCCGTTCCCCAGCGCGTAGCTGCCTCTCTGCCCGTCTCTTACCGTGCCATCGACAATGCCGACTTCGACATTATCGGTTTCCTGACCTACAAGTTCCAGAAGGGCTGGGCCATGTTCCGTGCCCTGCACATCTACGCTCACGGTCAGTACACCAAGTTGCAGTCACCGTTCGCCGAGGTTACCGTTGTCGAGCTCACCAACGACGAGAACATCGGTAAGAACCTGGCACTCGAGATTGCCGGCATGTACGACCTCGGTTTCGAGGGTGACCCCGAAATCATCATGGACAAGGTGACAGAGGTAGGCTTCAAGTTCACCAAGCTGATCCCCGGTTCTACCGACAGCAACCGCACCGTGGTGGAGAATGGCCAGTGCGTCGGCTACGGCTACAAGGTAAGCCCGTACATCGACTACACCATCAACTCCAGCGGTATCGCCTCTAAGGAGTCCGACCGCTACATCGGTATCGGTCACTTCGGCTACCTGCAGGAGCAGCAGCACGGTGAGTTCCGCTTCAATATCGACGGAACAAGCCAGGCCAACTTCGACCGTTCGACCGTTGCCATCGGCATGAGCACAGACTACAGTCTCACAGACCTGTCTAAGCTCGTCAACGGCGGCGATGCTAACGACCCCCACAAGCCCCAGGCATTCAAGCTCATCAAGCTCGTGGAAGCTGAATCAACCTCCGGCATCTAACGAAATCTCTCGGAACCGTTACGGTTTTTCATAGTTTCGGCCGTCGGGCGAGGATGCAGAGGTCACAGCCTGCACGCTCGGCGGCTTTTCTAAAAAAGACCAAGGACGGGTAAATTGCAAACATCGTAACATTGTACATCGCAAGACATGAGTAGCCTGACTACAGATATTATCTTCGCAGAAGCGCTGAAAAGTAACGCCACGCTGCTGACCACCATCAGCAACCGGCTTTATGGTACAGCGATACAGATGCCCGACGAGGAAGCCGAAAACACGCCAGCCCCTTACGTTATCCTGACTTTTGACGGACTGACCAACGACGGCACCACGAAGGACTCTTTCGAAGGAGATACCGACACCGTGACCATCGGCATCGAGCTGTGCGCCACCTCGCGCCCTGCTCTCGGTGCACTCGCTGAGATGATCCGTACCACCATACGCGAATATTTCGAGGCGAACTACGACGACGACCGCGTGCCGGAAGACTATCAGTTCTCAGCAGGGCCAGTGCAGTACGACTCTATGAAGCCGTGCTTCTGGCAGACCATGACTTACGCGTGTACATCAAATGTATAAATGTATGGCAAAGGAAAAAGAACAAGCACCAAAGCCGGCACCCGGTATCATCGAAGGCATTAGCCGCGAGGAGGTGACAGAGCAGTTGAAGGCGTTTCTCGCCGAACGACCCGACGCCACACCGAGCATCATCCAGTTCGACCAATATCGTGACAAGCCGTTTTGGACAGTAATAACCGTAAAAGCGTAAAGATATGGCATTAACGAAAATAATGGGCCAGAATTTCCGTGCATTCGTGGGCGGTTCAGCAGTCGCAGAGGCCACCAGCTGCCAAGTTACCATCAGCGGTAATATGGAAGACGGTTCGACCAAGGACAGCGACAACGCATGGGCACAGGAGACAATGGTCTCAAAACAGTGGCAGGTGCAGGTGGACAACCTCGAAGCCACAGTCGCATCGCTGCGTGCTCTGATTACGCAGTTCAACTCTGACAGCAAGACAAGTGTGGGTTTCGACCAGACAGACGGTTCACAGAACCGCGTCGCTCAACACGCCCCATTTGCCCGTTCTGGACAGGCCATCTTGAATGACCTCAGTATTCAGGCTAACAACCGTTCAAACATCCAGGTGACTGCTCAGTATCAGGGCAGTGGCGCACTGGCTTAAATCTGAAGACGTATGGATAAAGGACAACATCTCAGACTGGTATTCCCAGAAGGAACGACGACGGTCACCAATAAGGTAGTGGCCCTCGCCACAGAATTGACCTTGCATCTGTCTGCTCAGACCGAGGACAGTACAACCAAGGACACGACTGACACATCAGGTATGTGGAATGAGTACGACGTGACCGGCCGCAGCGGTGACATCCAGTTCGGCGCTCTCATCGGCGT